TGTCAGGACCAAGCCCGGCGGCTTGAACTATTACCGCAGTGGTACTCGTGACCGAATCGAGCCTCTTAACATTGGCGCGAACAATCCCCTGGGCTTGAACATCGAGCAACAGCGCCGCGAGGCAATCCGCCAGGCCTTCTATGTTGATCAATTGCTGATGGGCAATGGTCCTCAGATGACCGCTACAGAGGCAATTCTAAAGAACGAAGAGAAGATGCGACTGCTAGGCCCATTGATGGGCAGATTGCAAGCTGAGCTTCTGCAACCCATGGTGGAGCGTGTGTTTGCGTTGCTATCGCGGCAGCGTCAATTCCCAGAACCGCCAGAGATTATTCAAGGCAGCAACTTCCGCATTGAGTACGTCTCGCCGATGGCGAAGGCACAACGTCAAAGCGATGTGCAATCGATTATGCGGCTGTTTGAGTTGTTAGCGCCGATTGCATCGATCGATGCGAGCGTCTTCGACCATCTCGATATTGATGGTCTCGTGCGTCATATGCTGAAGACGTTGAGCATACCGGCGTCGGTGACTAAGGGCGAAGGCGAGGTAATGTTGTCGCGCGATGAGAGGGCCGCCCAAGAACAAATGGCCCAGCAAATGATGCAGGCGCAGCAAACCGCTCAAAGCCTGGGTGCAGTGGCGCCAGCAATTAAAGCAATTGGTGGCGTTGGGCCGATATGACGCCAGAGCAAATCAAAGCCCTTCGCGACGATGCCAAGCTACTCCTTAACACAACTGAGGGGCAGCAAGTTCTTGAGGACCTCAAGTCGCGTTATGGATTTTATGTGCCGACGTTTTCGGCGGACCCCTACGAAAGCGCGTACCGAGAGGGGCAGCGTTCTGTTGTTTTGTTTTTGATGTCGCTACTTCGCGACGAACCCAAACGAGAGGAACAAGATGTCTGAAGAACAGGTGTCGGCGGAAGAAGCGCCGGTAGCATCAACTGAGGACGATAGTTGGAGAGCGCAATTATCAGACGAGTTGAGAGAGCACACGACGTTGGAGCCAATCCAAAGCGTAGAGAACCTGGCCAAAGCTTACGTCAACGCAAGCAGCATGATAGGCAGGGACAAGGTAGCGCTGCCAGGACAATATGCGAGCGACGACGATTGGAGCCAAGTCTACGACAAGCTGGGCCGACCGGAAACTGGCGACCAGTACGAGCTGGAAGCGGGCGAAGGCGCGGACGAGAATTTGATGGGTTGGTTTAAAAACACCGCCCACGATATTGGGTTGAACAATGCCCAAGCGCAAAAGTTGATGGCTGCCTACAATGAGATGGCTGGGCAACAAGTTGAAGCTGAAGGCCCGAATCTTGAATTGATGCGCGACGAAGTGTCCGCTGAGTTGCGCAAAGAATATGGCAACGCATTTGATGATCGTCTAGGTGTAGCTAACAGCGTTATCACGGAATTTGGTGACGGTGAGATTACCGAGATTCAACTTGCTGACGGGCGATCGCTTGGCGACCATCCCGAGTTTATAAAGGCAATGGTGAACGTCGGGCAATTTATTCGTGACAAAGTTAGCGAAGACGAATTTTTGGGCGAGCGTACCAATAACTCGATGACGCCAGACGAGGCACAGTCTCAGTTGCGTGATATCGAAGCGCCCAATGGGCCGCTATGGGATCGCACGCACCCTCAACATGATTATTTCGTAGAAGAGCGCGGTCGCCTCTACGAACAGATATACGGCGGAGACGCCGTAGCAGGGTAGCCTTTTGGTCCTGTTGTAAACTTGTAAGACAAGTCGCCGATCGGGCGTTAAGCCGAAGGAAAGTCCGCCTCGCGGGTAGCTCGCCGACCCCCCCCCTGAAAACTTAAACCGGAGTTTTGTGTAATGTCTACGCAAATCACAACCGCGTTTGTTCAGCAATTCAGCAACACGATCACGTTGCTTGCTCAACAGCGCGGTTCAAAGCTTCGCGGCAGTGTTCGCGAGGAAAGTGTAACGGGAGAGAAGGGTTTTTTCGACCAGATCGGGTCAGTAGCGGCGCAGAAAAAAGTGAGCCGCCACGCTGACACACCTTTGGTCGAAACACCTCATTCCCGTAGAATGGTCACGATGGATACCTACGAGTGGGCAGACCTTATCGATGATAGCGATAAAGTAAAACTGCTTGCAGACCCGACCAGCACCTACGCCCAGGCGGCGGCGGCGGCTATCTCCCGCAGCATCGATGATGAGATCATCGCGGCAGCGACGGGATCGTCATCCACCGGCAAATCTGGCTCAGGCAGTCAAGCGCTCACTAAGACGATCGCAAATGGCTCAGCCGATATGACGGTTGCAAAATTGCTGGAAGCTAAAGAGTTGATGGACGAGTCAGATGTTGATCCATCGATACCACGTCACATTGTGGTAGCACCGGATCAGATCACGGCTTTATTGAATACGACTGAAGTAAAAAGTTCAGATTTCAATACCGTAAAAGCTTTGGCAAACGGTCAAATTAATTCCTTTTTGGGATTTAATTTCATCACTTCAACCCGTCTGGCTAAGGCAGGCAATATCCGTAAGTGCTTTGCTTGGGCACAGGACGGGATTGTTCTGGCTATGGGCAAAGACGTAATGGCTCGCATCGAAGAACGCGCTGACAAATCTTATTCCACTCAAGTCTATTACTGCGCAACGTTTGGCAGTAGCAGAATGGAAGAAGAGAAGGTCGTTTCTATCGACTGCGACGAAAGCGCTTAGGAGGTAAATCATGGGTACTAAAAACAGTACGCTGGTGACGAACTTCGAAGCCAGCCCGTCTGAGATGAACGACATCACCCAGCTACATGGCGTTATGCGTGTGGCTCAAGGTACAATTGCTCTCGCCGCTGGTGACAGTGACGACAACGATATTGTCCATCTCGCTATGATCCCAAGCAACGCATCTGTGCCGCATATTTTCGTCGGTTCAGACACGTTGGGAGGGTCGTGTACTTTCAACGTCGGCATATACACCAGTGCTGGTGTAGTTGTTGATGAAGACAAGTTCGCTACAGCGGTAGCGGACGCCGGTGCATTAGCCGATGTCAGGCACGAAGTTGACAACGTTAATACCGTTGGCACAAAAATGTTTGAGTTGGCTGGTGAAAGTTCCGACCCCGGTGGTTATTTTTACATCTCCGCAACGATGGCTGCGGCAGGTGGAACCGCAGGTGATATGTCTTTTATCATTCACTACGTCGTTTCTTAATGATTAGGGGGGCCAATGGCCCCCCTTTTCTTTTTAGGATTTCTAATGGCATCCGAAGTTGATATCTGTAACTCGGCGCTCAACATGGTAGGCGCGAGTAACATCATTAGTTTGACTGAAGACACGCGCGCCGCGCGTTTGTGCAATCAGCGTTATGAATTTTTGAGAGATAGTGTGTTTCGGTCACATCCTTGGAATGCATTATTGCGTCGGGCTGAATTGGCAAAGGATACGACCGCGCCAAGCTGGGAGTACGCCAGCCAATACCAATTGCCGACTGATCCTTTTTGCTTGCGTGTTCTTGAGGTAGAAGGGGAAAGCGATGGCGTCGAGTACGCGATCGAGGGCCGTTTCCTGCTTACCGATGAGAACGCCGTAAAGATTAAATACGTCGCACGCGTAACCGATCCAAACGAATACGACACTCTGTTGATCGAGACGTTGTCCGCAGCAATTGCCGCAGACATCTCATACCCCTTGGCGAACAGCCTGGGCTTGCAACAGCAAATGAATGCTATTTTTGAATCAAGGCTGCGAGAAGCTCGCTTCACCGATGCGACTGAAGGCACGCCAGACACTATTGAATCCACACTGTTTTTGGAGTCTCGACTCTAAATGGCACGTCTCGCACACGCCTTTACAAACTTTACCGCCGGCGAGCTGTCGCCACGTTTGGACGGCAGAATTGATCTGGCAAAGTATCAAAACGGCGTTAGAAGTTTGAAGAACTTCCTAGTACACCCGCATGGCGGCGTGACCAGAAGACCAGGCACGCAGTTTGTTGCGGAGGTCAAAAGTAGTGCGGCATCGACGCGGATATTTCCTTTTGAGTTTAATACAGAGCAAACTTATATCGTTGAGGCTGGCAACAACTACTTCAGGTTTTATAAGGATGGCGGGCAGATTCAGTCCGGTGGTTCTGTCGTCGAAATTTCGACTCCTTATTTAACGGCGGAACTATTTGAGATTAAATATGCGCAATCCGCCGATGTTATGTTCCTCGTGCATCCAAATCACGCGCCGCGAAAGTTAACCCGCACTTCAGATACAGCATGGACGTTAACATCAGTGCCGTTTGAGTTTGGCCCGTTCCTTGATGAAAACATAACAACAACGACGATAATCTCAAATGGGCTTTCCGGAACTGTTACGCTGACATCAAGTGCCAACTTATTTGCATCTACCGACGTCGGTCGCCTTGTTAAAATATACGAGGGTTTTGCAAAAATATCCGCGTTTACCAACGCGACGACAGTTACCGCAGTAGTGCAGACAAATCTTGACGGGCTCGCAGAGCTTTTGCCAACATATGTAGCCTCTACAATTAGCTTTACGGAGGGCGATCCAAGCGCCACCGGGTCAGAACACAACGACCGCATCGTTGACACCGCGAAAGCCTTTAAGGATCAAGGGTTCATTGTAGGGCAAAAAATAACAATCAGCGGTGCCAGTAGCACGAACAACGGCGACAAGCTTATCGCTGAAGTCACCGATGATACGATTTTGACCGCGCCGTCCGACGACCTAGCAGACCAATCCGCTGGCAGTGCCTTCACGATCGTTGGCAAGCTAGCAGCTACAGACAAGTGGTCGCTTGGTGCTTTTTCGGCAACAACAGGATTCCCCGGCGCCATATGTTTCTTCGAAGAACGTTTGGTCTATGGCGGAACAACGGGCCAACCGCAAACCGTGTTTTTCTCTGAGGCTGGCGGATTTGACCAATTCAACACCGGGTCCAACGACGTCGATGCAATGGTGTTTACCTTGGCCAGTTCACAGGTAAATGTAATTCGTTCTCTCGTGCCATCTCGCACACTTATTGTCCTAACAACTGGCGCCGAGTTTTCAGCCGGCAGCTTTAATCTTGACCCGATCACGCCTACAAATATTCAGATTAAAAGACAAACGACTCATGGCAGCGCGAATGTTTCACCAGTCACAACAGGCAGCGCCGTGTTGTTTCTGCAACGAGCCAAGCGAAAAATCCGCGAGCTACAATACAATTTTGACGTTGATGGTTTTGTTGCCCCTGACATGACAATTCTATCGGAACACGTTTCCGAAGGTGGGTTTGTTGAGTTAGCCGTGCAGCAAGAACCCGACAACATTATCTGGGCGGTGCGTGCAGATGGGCAGTTGTGCGGCCTGACGTATCGCCGTGAAGAGCAAGTGGTGGCATGGCACCGCCACATAATCGCCGGCATCTCAGGTGCGGCGACAATAACTGTCACCGATTTCGGAAACATAGCGACAGGCACAACGCTAAAGATTACAAAGTCGGATGGCACTTTGCTGACCTTTACGAGCGAAGCCGCTGGTGGCTCATCGCCTGCAAGTGCGCTTGGGTTCCGGCCAAATTCGAGCAACAATGCGACCGCCGATAATATTTTTACGATGCTCAACAACCACGCGGATTTGACGGTTGCGAACCCTGCGGCGAACGTAGTCACCGTGAAGGAAACGGCGCGAGCCGGCACTGGTTTCCTGTCTATCGAAAGCAGTGACGCCACACGCCTTACCACCACCAATCAAGCAAATGCCTTGGTTGAAAGCGTTGCTGTGATACCCGGTGACCTTGATGAGGATGAAGCGTATCTCGTCGTGAATCGAACGATTAATGGCGCTACAAAAAGATTTATTGAGCGGCTCAGCAATATCGATTTTGGTACGTCTGCAAGCAATGCCTTTTACGTTGATAGTGGGCTTACATATTCAGGGTCTGCGGCTACGACAATCAGTGGGCTAACGCATTTAGAGGGTGAAAGCGTAACCGTTCTTGCGAATGGTGCAACGCATGCCAATAAAACGGTTAGCTCAGGTGCCATTACTTTAGATCGATCAGCAACCAAGGCGCAGATAGGTCTCGGATATACATCTGAACTTCAGACGATGCGGATTGAAGGCGGATCGGCACAAGGCGTTAGCCAAGGCGCGGTCAAACGCATCCATGATGTGACTGTGCGGTTTTTCCGCACTGTCGGCGCTAAGGTTGGATCATCAAACACAAACAACGACCTCATCCCTTTCCGTTCGTCAGCCGACGAAATGGGCCAAGCCTTAGACCTATTTACCGGCGACAAAGAGATCGAATTTCCAAACGGTTACGACACCGATGCGTTTGTGTTTGTTAAGCAAGACCAACCCCTGCCAATGACTGTTGTTGGCATATACGCGAGGATGGAAGTCTTTGATCGTTGATGAGTTTCGGGCAGAACATGCGGTTGCCATCTTAGCGCAACATGATGACCCAGGGCGCTGGGAAGAGCAGGCTCAAATCATTGAGGAGACTGGTAGTGCTTTGACAGTCTTTATAGATAATGAGCCAGCCATGTGCGTTGGCATCATAGACATCTGGGATGGTCTTGGTGAAGTTTGGATTGTTGTAAGTAACGCAATTGAGTCACGCCCAGTTTCGGTCGCTCGTGGCATGCGAGAGTTGCTCGACGGTTATTTTGAGCAAGGCGGGTATAGACGAATTCAATCTAATGTTAGAGCGGATTGGGCCACGGCTAGGCGCTTTGCAAAATTTGTTGGAATGAAGGAAGAAGGCTTAATGCCAAGTTTTGGACCTGAAGGCGCCGACTACGTGCGCTATGCGAAGGTGTTATAATGCCAGTCGGTTTGGGCGCTGCTGCCCCCGCCGCCCCCGCCGCCGCGAGCAACCCATACACTCTAGGAGCGGCTGCCGGTTTAAGCTTAGTCGGTGGTTTGTTTGGTGCTGCCGGTGGTGCTAAATCCGGCAGCTCTGGGAACCGCATTGCAGAATATAACGCACAGATACAGGAGCGGAACGCTAAGGTTGCTGAGCAACAAGCTGAGCAGCGCATCTTTATGTCGAAGGTCGAAGAGGGTCGCCTTCGCGTAGATGCTTTTGAGTTTATCCAAAACCAGCAAGCCGCATATAATGCAAGCCGCGTTGTATCCGGAACTGGCACAGCTCTCACGGTTGCATTGGAAAGCGCGCAACGAGCTGACGAGGAAATCCGCAACACTGCATTTAATGCTTCAGTTGATGCTTCAGTGTTCCGAGAAGAGGCTACCGCGCGACGTTTAGATGCCGCTGTAACCCGTGCCGAAGGAGCGTCACAGGCTAGAGCAAGCAGAACGCAAGCAATCTCCAGTTTACTAGGCACCGCCTCATCCACAGCAATGATGTACGCATAATGCAAATACCTGTAATTCAAAAGCCCGCTATCAATTCTCGAAGCCGCGATAGCGGTGCGCGTGCGTTAAATGTGCAAGCAAACCCAAATGCATTTATGGCCGAAGGTGAAGCGTTCGCCCAAGCAGGGAGACAGATTCAACAAGTCGCTCAGGACTGGGGTCAGATTGCTGTAAAAATATCGGCCAACAAAGAGAATTCGGCAGCGCAGGGCGCACTCAAAAGCGAGATAGAAAAGGCGCGCACGGCAGTCCAGGCTTATGACGATCCGGTTAAAGCCGAAGCAGAATTCAAGCGGCTAGTTGCCCCACAACTCAAGCGCATGACCTCAAACGCTTACAAGACTGCGGATGGCGGCGTGTTGTCGTTTTTGACCGGCACATCGCGCCGTGCCTTCGATACCGCTGCCAGCACACTAATGGCGTCAGGGCTTACGACAGTGCGACAGGTTTCTCGGGAGCGCCAAGCATCGTCGGCGGTTGCGGATACGCTTGGGGCTGTTGATCAAGCTACAAAAGACGTTGCGGACATTCCCGAAGGTTTGCGCCGCAATATGGAAATATATCTACAAATCAAAAAGCCGTTACAAGACTTAGAAGAGATTGGTTATTATACCGCTGAGCAAAGATTTAAAGAAACGCGCCGCCATGTTCAGCGAATTGATCTTCTGCATGTCGAAAAAAAAATGACAGGCTTGGAAACACCAGAAGAAGCGCGCGATTTGTTTGATCAAATTAACAAAGGTGCGATTGGCAAAAACCTGTCAGCTACTGCAAAACAGGATTTAAGCGAGCGAGCGCTACTTTTAGAAGGGCGCTTGGAGCGGCAAGCAAACCAAGATTATGATCGAGACAAAAAAATTAATAAAGATGCCGTAGAGACGCGTCAGAAGAACAGTTACCATTCGATGCGACAAAGGGTGCGGGTTGGTGAGGACGCCAAAGAAACAAACCCCCTGACGGTGCAAGAGGTTGATGCCGCGTATGCTGAAAACGGCATAGATGAGAGAATGCACAAGCTACTTCTCACAGCGATATCTAACAGAGGAGAGCCGCAGGCGAATAATAAGGCGAAGGCGCGCGAGTTTATGAAACAATTGCGTAATGGAAAGGGGCGAGAGGACATCAAGAGTATCACTGATAACATCTTTAACTCTCCAGACCTTGATACTCCAACAATAAACAGTCTATACAATTTTGGAATAAGCCAGATAGCGAGAACACCGGAAGTTAAGCGCGAGAAATTGTTTCGCAAAATGCTTGATACGATGGCAAAGCCAAACTCAATTATGGAAAAGATGCTGCCGGGTTTTAGCCAACACGGAGACGCAATTCTTTCGATGTATGACGCTGAAGTGCTTGATGGCGAAAAGCCATTAGATGCGTTCCAGAAAGCAGTCGATTCTTTGTCTGCAAACCGCAAAGCAAATTTAAAATCAGTACCAAAACCGCGTTTCGCATTGGAAAAAAAATTAGAGCTATACACGGCGGAAGATGTTGTGGAGGTACGGCAACGAACCATCAAAGGTCTCAAAGGCAAAGCATCAACGCTCGCACTTCAGTTGCTTTATCTTGAAACGCTAGAGCGATACGTCGAAGACATGACGCCAGACGAGAGAGCTAAGCAACAAACAGAAATCGATAGATTGACTATAGAAGCGGAGGAAGTAAACCAATGAGTCCGCCTCTGATAATAGAAATACCAGGGAATCGACCTGTTGCGGGCGATCAGTTAAGCGTAAGCCCAATGCCACAAGAAGATAACTTCACGCCAGGATTTGGTCGCGAAGACTTCCCTGAAGAGGGCCGGCAGGCAATTGCGGACGCAGGCTACGACGCCGACTATGTCATTGCTAACGACACAGAGATTGACCTGGAGACGCCGCTAGAAGAACGCGAGGCGCAGGCGGAGCAGTTGCTGAAAGGTCTGACCGAAAACGAGCGCGCTCTATTTGTTGATTCGGCTCGCGCTATGATGCCGGTGTTCCAAGAGGCGCCACGGCGATTCCAGTCGAGTCAAACTGGCACAGGTGAGCCCGCGTCATATCTTGGCGCAGCCACAAAAAGATCAGTCGAGACTACTGCCGACGCAATAGAGGCAGAGCAAGCCCAGCCGGTGAACGATCTTCAGGCGGCACAATACGGCCTCGAGTTGATCACCCGTTTTAACTTTCGAGACATAGACCTCGTTCGTCTAGCTCACCGTATGAGCGATGAAGATGTGACGCCAAAGCAGAAACTAGCGTTTCATTTCTTGCAGCAAATGTATGAGAAAAAGGACGTAACGTGGGACGGATTGTTGCGCGCCACGGGTAACCTTTTTACCAGTCCATCTACCTATGTAGGGTTGACCTCGTTTGGCCTTGGCTCAGCGGCAGCGCAGGCGGCAAAGACTGCCGGCATGCAAGGCGTCAAGGCTTACATCAAAAGCCAAATTCCCTCATCGATCGCGCTGGGTGTTGAGGGTGGTGCGTATGCCTCGCTCGACAATGCAATGAAGCAGTCGGTTAAAATCGAAGCTTCGCAAGCAATAAATCCATCCGAAGAAAATCAGTTAGGCACTCAACAAGAATTTGATCTAGGTGAAAACCTTGCGCATACCGTGCTAGGCACAGGATTAGGCAGCATAGTCGGCGTGGCAGCGCCGGCCCTTATAAACAAAGCCATCGAAGGTTTTGAGGGCATGGTGGCCGGTGCTAAAGACGGCGTTCTTGGTATGGGCGTCGGTCCTGTTCCAGAATTGAAAATGGCTCCCGAAGGAAGCCGAGGCCACTAAACGACGCTACCGAAAAATAGCTCTTTTTAGAGCTGTTGTCTTTTAGGCGCCTTCTGGGCGCCTTTTTTATTGGAACCAACGCATGGCACTTATTGACGAACAAGCCGCTGCGGCATCCGCAGCGGGCGGCACCCTCGTGCCTGAAGGCACGCAAGTCGCTGGCATGGGAGCAGGCATTAGTCGTCTGGGCCAGACGATCCTTGAGAAAGCTACCGGCAAGGGTGGCAAGATCATGGGGGCAGCGCGCGACAAATCTGCGGCTGACATGCGCAGGGCATTGGACGAGTCCGAAACCCCCGCGCCCGCAATTGTGGAAGAGGCATCGCCTTCGCCCGAGGTGCCGCCCGCCGGAAATCCAGCGCCTGCCGCTGTCGAAGAGGTTGCGCCAGCCATCGTTGAAGAACCCCAAACGGCGTTCCCGCGTGTGGCTGAGCCCGAAGTCGAGATTCCACGGAGTCTGACCGAAAATGAACCATACGATCGTTATCAGATGGATGTGCAGCCTAAGAACCGCATACGTGTAACTGAGGAAGATGTTGAGGCATCCCTTGCCGCGCCAGGTCAGCGGCAAGAAGATATGGAGTCGCCGGTCGCTCTGAACGAAACGCTCATAGATTTTAATGAAAACAGACTTCCCGACGAGAACGCTGTCCTTGCGCGCATTGGGCACAATAGCCAAGCCTTTGCCGGGCAGATAGACGAAGCCAAACGCGGAGAGATTGAGCTAGCCACCACTCGACAAATGGCAGACCTCATTGGCGCCACGCCGGAAAAGGTGCGCGCTATAGCGGAAAGTTTACTCGCTCGCGAAGAAGGGCAAGTCGCTCAGGTCAAAGGTATGGGGCTCGCTGAGACAATGCTTGCGCAGCGCGAGTTGTTGGTCAACGAAATGCGTAAGCTCGATGACCTGGCGGGCAAGGTGCATGACAAAGATGCTGACTTAACGCTGGGCGGCCCTAATGAAATGCTGCAATTCCGCACGCAGATGGAATTGGTTGCAAATCTGCAAATGCAGTTTAAGGGCGCGCAAACTGAAATGGGGCGAGCGCTCTCGGCATTTCGCATTCCGGTGCGATCGATGGAAGGCGCAGCACCGGAGCAAATGCGCAATATTCAGTTGATGCAAAACCGCGATTTGTCGCTTTTGCTTGAAGACCGGGGCGGGATGGAAAGCATAGGAACTGCCGCGCGGCTGTATCAAATGTTAGACACGGCAGATCAACGGGCCACCTTTGCGCGTGGTTTGCCCTTGAGAAAAAGAATAGGCGATGCGGTTTTTGAGGTGTGGCAGCACGCACTGCTAACTAATCCGATTACACACACTAAGAATACCGTGGGCAATGTCATAACTACGTTTATTTTGCCAAATGCAGAGTTAGCTCTTGCCGCCGGATTTGGTAAGGCTCGGATGGCCCTTGGCGCTGACCCGACTGATGTTGTGCAGCTTGAAGATGTGCAGAGTCAAGTTTTTGGGCAACTTATGGCGATGAACGAAGCGCTCCGGTTGGGCGGACTTGCCGCCGCCGTGATGCAGCCGCAAGGGGTGGCAGGCTCAAAAATTGATAAAGTGCGTAATACAACATTTGGCCCGCCGCCGCCTGAAACATTTAAGGAAAGTCTACGGTCAGGTGCGTTTTCGTCTTCCCGTTTCCCAGAGGTCGAATCTACATTCTGGCAAAATGCGATCGACGTGGCGGGAAATACATTAACGCTGAACCGGGTCTCTTTTCGAGGCTTGGAAGGCAGTGATACGTTTTTCAAAGTCGTTAGTATGCGCGGCCAAATCTACAAAGAAGCATTATTGGCAGGGCGCGCGCGTGGATATGACGGCGAAGCTTTAACAGATTTTGTTGCGGAGTTTATCTCTACACCGCCGGCGGCAACGATGGCGCGGGCAGAGGCGGTTGCGAGGTATAACACTTTGCAAACTGAGTTAGACCAAACGGGCAAAGCATTCCGCACATTGTCGAGAATCCCGCTCATGCGGTACATGCTGCCCTTTATCAAAACGCCTTATAACGCTGCAAAATACACATTCATTGATCGAACCGCGCTCGGCGGTCTTTGGGGCAGCACCGGCGCCATGATAAGGGCTGGCGGGAAAGAACGCGACGAAGCAATTGCTAGAATAACGCTAGGCACCGCAATCGGCGTGTCTGGCATAATGATGGCAGCGTCGGGGAACTTGACGGGTGGAGGTCCAAGCGATCGCGGAATGAAGCAAAACATGCGGCTTGAGGGTTGGTCTCCTTACACTGCAAACATTGGCGACGGTGAATCAATAAACTACAACATCGAACCGCTGGGCAGCCTGGTGGGTTTGTATGCCGATGCCTACGAGTTGCTCGCGGCTAAAGATGATTGGGACGAGGCAGACATGAACCAAATTGTTGGCGCTGTCGTTGGTGCCACAATCTATAACGTCTCGAATAAATCGTATCTGAAACAATTTGCAACATTAGGTAAGGTAATGGCTGAGCCCAAACGGTATTCGGGCCAGGTTGTCGAGACTTTCCTCAAATCAATGGTGCCGCGTGTTGTTGCTGGTATTGAAAAACAAGTTGATCCCACTATCCGAGAAGCAAAGGGTGTCCTTGATTCATTAAAGGCGCAAGTCCCTGGCTTGTCAGACGAGCTGAAGCCAATGGTTTCTGTTTTCGGGGATGATGTAGTGCCAGGCGTTAAGGTTGGCGAGAACAGTTGGAACCTGGCGCTCGGTCCTGATTGGCTTTCTCCGTTTTATGTAAGCAAAGATAAATCCACGCCATTGACCAGGGAGCTGATCCGGCTTGGCGGCGTAAAGCTTACAAAAATTCCCGATGAAATCTCGATCCCTTCCGCTGACGTCGAAGGCAACATCTTGCCGCCTGAGCCTGTGAAGTTGCCAGATTCAATGCGGTATGAATTGCAAAAGCGTGCAGGAAAACTTGGCAAAGAAACGCTAGAGAATTTTGTCGGTTCTGAGCAATACAAAACAGCGGCAACATTTAGCAAGGGCGATAACAAAGCCGCAAAGGCATTTCGAGAGAGGTTAGGCGAGATGCTGCGCTATGCCTATAACAAGGCCAAAGACCAAGCGCTGGCTGAGTTTATTGCAGACCCAGTTTATGGCGAGGTGATTATGAATGTGCAAACAAAATTAGTAGATAAGCAACGCGCGGTGCTTGAGGAGTTAAACCAATGACGGTTTCGACGACGACGATTAAAAACAGCGCAGCCGGTAACGGCTCTAATAAAGCGTTTAGCTATACCTTTAAAGCTTTCGTGAACACCGAAGTTCAGGTTTACGTGCGTACCAACGCGACCGGGGCCGAGTCGCTAAGGACTGAGGGCTCGGGCAGCACAAATTATGCCGTAAGCGGGATAGGCGCTGCCTCGGGGGGCACCATCACCTTTGTTACTGCGCCAACGTCCGCCGAGACTGTCGTGATCAAACGGGCGACATCTCGAACCCAAGGCACCGATTACGTAGAAAACGATCCATTCGGCGCCGAGGATCACGAGACGGCCTTAGATAAATTGACGCACATCGTTCAAGAGGTGCAGGAAGAAGTCGATCGTTCGTTTAAGGTTTCAAAAACTAATACGATCACCACGTCAGAATTTGTCGATGATGCGTCGACGCGCGCGAGCAAGTTGCTAGGGTTCTCGACGAACGGCAACAATTTAGAAGCGACGACCGGGCGCGTCTCATCTGTATCGGTAAGTAATGTCGCAGTGAACGGCAGCGGGGTGTCGCAAGCGGCGACGGCTTCTTTTACAACAGCATCTGGCGCGCTGGTGCTTGGAATTCCCGTTGGGTCAAGCGGAGCGCAAGGCCCAACCGGGGACATCGATGACGCGCTCACGACACGCGGCGACATTGTTATCCGCAACGCCAGCACATCTGTGCGCCTGGCGATAGGCGCGGCCAATAGGGTGTTAATTTCTGATGGAACCGACCCCGCCTACGGTCAAGTGCCTTTGGCAACAGCCGTCAGTGGGCAGTTACCGCTTGCGAACGGAGGCACGGGTGCTACCTCGCTCGGGGCGGCGGGATTGAATTTGCAAGGAAAGCAAACGATTTTTGTCCCGGCGGCGGCGATGCGTCCTACTGTCACCAATGGCTGTGCCGCCATTGCAGACGCCGAAACGACGGCTGCTCGTCCTGATATGCAAGTGCTAGACTTTGATGACGGTGCGGACGAACACGCCCAATTTCAAATTGCAATGCCAAAACAATGGAACGAAGGAACGATAACTTTCCAAGTTTACTGGTGCTCGACCGCGACAGACACAGACGGGGTATCTTGGGCGCTGCAAGGCGTTGCGTGCAGCGACAGCGACACAATCGATGTCGTTTATGGCACCGCCATCGTTGTGGACGATGCAAATTTGTCAGCGGCTGAAGACCTTTGCGTCTCAGCGGAAAGCGGCGCTGTAACAATAGCCGGATCGCCCTCCGTCGGCGACATGTGTTTCTTTCGCGTTTTTCGCGATGTGAGCGATGCCAACGACACAGCGGCTGAAGACGCTAGGCTAATTGGCGTGAAAATCTTCATTACGACAGACGCGGGGAATGACGCTTAATGTTGGTGCAAAATAAAATTTTGGCTGGTGGCGTGTCGGGAGCGGCGGGTTTTCGATTTTTCCGGTTACATTGCACAGCTGTTGTGAGCGGACCCGCAACCAGTTTTGTTTTAACAAATTTTGAGCTTCGCATCGACGGGACGGATCAAATACCCGCGATGACCAGCAACACGGCTCCCAGCCCGGTTGTAATTTCCGCATCAAAGGAAAGCGGGGGGAACTCAGCTTTTCACGCGGTTGACGATAGCGCCGGGACGTTCGGGTGGGCCGAAACAAATTTTTCAAACCCAGGCTTTTATCAAGTCGATTTCGGGGCGGGTGGCGGCGTTTTACCGGACACGTTAGCGCTTAAAAATCACACGGGAACAAACGCGACAAGCCCATCAGATTTTGAAATGTGGGCTTCAAATGTTTCCGATTTTTCGGTGAAAACAATTTTAACGACTCAAAGCAGTTTATCGTGGAGCGCTGGCGAAACTAAAACTTTCAGCCTTTCTGTGTGAGGAACAAAATGACTCAATATTTAAAAGTAAACAAATCTGATGGAACGATCTTAAAGCAAAAAGATTTTGATAATCCGACTCGAAACTTAGGAAAGGCAGCCGTTTGGCTGCCGGTTGTAGTTGACGACACAAAGCCGGATTACAACACAACGACAGAAAAATTGGTTCGGCATTACATTATGCCTGATCTAACAGCTAATCTTGCAAATTCCAAAGTAACGTATGGTCTCAAAAAGCAAGCCATCAGCGACATCGAAAAACTCGCAATTCTTACCGCCGCGATGTCAGAAAAATTATTGCAAGGAGAAACATTGACTGCTGATGAGATCAGCGAACGAAAATTGCTGACGGCTTAGTTCTGGAAAACCTCAGCGAAACAACGATCGGCCTAGCAGGTGAATTTATTGCTGCCGCCGCCTTAGTCGAGCTTGGCGTGCAGACAATGTGGTCGCCGGTCGCCGGTTGTGACCTGCTGTGCTATGACGACGGATTTTATCGCGTCGAGGTAAAAACGTCCGGCGGAACAGAAGCGCGTCGTCCCAAAATATACAGGTGGGGAACGTCTCGCGGCAGCCGGACAAAAACGCGTGTGACAACAAAATATTGCGATGTGATTGCGCTCGTGGCTCTGCCGTTGCGGAGAGTCGTGTTCCGCAACACTGGACAGATTACTGGTCTAAGTACGCGGCTGTCAGAAAGCCGCTTTCTCGAGGGCTGCGAAGCAGAGACCTGGGCCGAGGCAAAACAATGGAAACCGTAATTTCGCAATACTGGGAACAATTATTGCTCATAGGGGCATTGATTTTTCACGCGGCTCGCTCGTATGCGCAACTCTCAGAAATGAGAAAAGACATCGACCAATTGCAAACCGAAATACTTAGATATAGCAAATGGACTCAGTTGCAAGCGGAGCAGATTACGACCCTGCGCGCTGAGATGGACGTTGAGCGCAAGCAGACAACGGCCATCTGGGATTTCGTCAATTCGCTGCGCGACCGCATGAACGGCGGGTCGAAGCATTAAAAGCGGATCGTTTTAAAGACCGCTGATGCGCGTTGTAGTCTTGTTTTGATAAACCGTGAGCAAAGCAAGGCAAAAACTACAGGCGGCGCTTAAAACGCGCCTGACGTTTACTTCCACATTTTGAAGGCAAATTATGATCAATAATTGGAATGCGTACCCGAATTTCGGGCGCGACGAATTTGCGTGC